CAACGGCAACTCTTTGACCTTGCCTGCGAAGGTGACGAGTGCGCCGAGGCGGATCTGTTCAAGGAATCTCAACGCCCGCGGCCGACGGCCGAGGACATCCGCGAAAGCTGTAGGGACAAGGAAGCAGCCGATCGGATCGGCGGACACCCTTGGTCGAATCTATGAAGCGTAATCAGCAGGAGGCCGCATGACCTTGGCCATCGACTTCGAGACGGATTACGACGCCGGCTACTCGGTCAAAGATCTGGGCACGTGGGCGTATGTGCGCGACCCTCGTTTCCGTGCGCATACGGTTTCGGCCTTGGGTGATGACGGCTTTGAGTGGGTGGGCGACCCTAAACAAGCCCCTTGGGCGAAATTCCTGCAATACCGGACTTGGGTTTCCCATAATGCATGGTTCGACAGCCAAGTTTATTCCCAAGTCATGCCGACCGGGCACCGGCCGGACGCCTGGCATTGCACGGCGGATTTGATGGGTTACTTGCAATACCCGCGGAGTCTCAAGGATGCGGTGGCCGTGGCGTTTGGCGTGACGCTCGACAAGACCGTGCGCGACCGGATGAAGGGCGACGATCTGTTTGGCCCGAGCCAGAAAGAGATCGACGCTTACGCCCTCGAGGACTCCCGCTGGTGCCTTAAACTCTGGCAGACATTTTCCCCGCGCTGGCCGGTGCATGAGCGGGCGCTTTCGCTCCACACGCGCTCGATGGCCGCTCGTGGGATTGGCTTCGACCAGGACGCCGCGCACAAAGCTCTCGACGTGTTGGCCAAGGCCCGCCGTCGGGAGGAGAGCGCCATTCCCTGGACTGAATACGGACAGCCTCCGACCTCGAGGAACGCTCTCTTTACCCATTGCGACGAGGCCGGCGTGCCACGGCCGGAGACAACCGCGGAGAAAGATCCACGCTGGCAGCAGTGGCTCGAGGCGCACGAGAAGGCCGTGCCGTTTGTCCGCTCGCTCAACCGGTGGCGGAAGCTCAACCGCACCCACTCGGTGATCGAGGCGATGTTGGCCAGGACGGCCGGCGGCCGGCTGCATGCCCCGCTGCGTTACTACGGCGCGGCGATCACCGGCCGGTGGTCGGGATCGGATGGGCTCAACATGCAGAACCTCAACAGCCGCGACGCTGGTGGTGGCGTGGATCTGCGGGCCTTGGTGAAACCCCAGCCAGGCAATGTGTTTGTGATTTCCGATCTTTCGCAGATCGAACCGCGGGTGCTGGCCGTGTTGTCTGGCGATGACGCGATGCTGGCCAAGGTGCGGGAAGGTTACGGCATCTACGAGGCTCACGCCCGGGCCACCATGCATTGGGATGGCGGGGATCTAAAGACCGAGAACCCGATGCTTTACAAGCTGGCCAAGGCACGTGTGCTCGGGCTCGGCTACGGCTGCGGGGCGGAAAAGTTTGTCCTGGTCGCCAAGATCATGGCCGGTCTCGATCTGTCGCCGGCTGACGCGCAAGACTACGTCAACGAGTTCCGGCAAACCAACCCGCGCATTGTCGAGCTGTGGGACCGGATGGGCCGCGCCCTTCGCCAGTGCGAGCAAAAGGTGTGGCCGATCCACACGGCCGCCGGGCGGGTGCTGCGCTACTTTAATCCCGCCGAAGGTTACGCCCAGCCGGTGAAAGCCGGTGCCGCGGTGAAATTCCACGGAGCCAAGCTCGTCGAGAATCTTGTGCAGGCCACGGCCCGCGACGTGCTCGCCGACATGGTGCTGCGCATCGAGGCCTCGTGCGTGCCGGTCGTCATGCACGTGCACGACGAGGTCATCGCCGAAGTGCCGGCCGACGAGGCCGACGCGGCCCTGTCCATCATTACCAGGCAAATGTCCACGGCACCGTTTTGGATGCCGGCCCTGCCGGTCGCCTGCGAAGCACGCATTGCAGAGGTCTACGGAAAATGAACGAAAACAACCCTTACCTATTGGCGCCCTGCGTCGTCCTGGCCGCGACGGTCCTTGGCACACGCCAGGCTTACGAGAGCGCGATGGTGATCCTGCCCTTCGCTCGCAACTGTGACAACGATTCACCTACCCCACCAACGAATTCTTATGATTATGACATACGCTCGACAAATTCTGACCACGGCGCTTGAGGCCGTCACTGGCGACCGCAACCGCCACTACGGAAACCCGCTCGATGATTTCACCACGCAAGCGGAGATGTTTTCTGCCTACCTCACGCGGGCCAACAACCGCCGTGTGCAGGTGACACCGACCGACATTGCTGCGCTGATGATCCTGGTCAAAGTCGCCCGGCAAGCGCACGCCCCGAAGGTTGACAACTGGGTGGACGCGGCCGGCTACGCCGCGTGCGGAGCGGAGTGCGATGGACAGCTCGTGGAGGAACTGGCATGAGCGACACTCCGGAAACAGACGCTCAGCTCACGGCGTTCACGTCGATCAGCAAGCTCGGCCGACATTTCACGAACCGCACCGGGCAGGTAAACGCAGATTTTGCACGCAAGCTCGAACGCGAGCGCGACCAATGGCGCGAGTGTGCGGAGAGGCTGCACGAGACTGTTTGCTATTTGCTTCCGTCGTTAATGGAGCATGAGGGGTATTCGGAGGAAAAAGCGGCGGTGCGAGAGTTTCAGCGGCTCACCAAGGAGGCCAGCAAATGAGCGCCGACGGTTTGCGCAAGCTCAAGGCGTGGCTGCGGAAGAAGGAGAATCCGAAGCAGCAGCTCCACAAGACGCTGTTTGCGCTCTCCTGCATGTGCCGGGAGGCCGGTCTCTCCGCCGAACACGCGGTGATCGTGGTCAAGGCCTACGCCGCGGGCAACATGGCCCGGCGAGCGGGTGAGCGGGAGTGCCGCTCGGCCGTGGCGTCGGCCTACCACGGCACGTACGCCGTCGGACCGAAATGGCCCGGCCCAGTGGCCGGTCTCATCGCCGAAGTGGACACCTACCCGGTGCAAGTGCCGGCGCCGGTGATGAGCGGGAAGTCGCCGGAGTTTTTTCTCGAGCTGCTTTTCCCAGGTGATCCGCTGCTCTGCGTGGGCGCCACGGCCTACGCTCTCGACACGCGGCCGCTCTCGGAGTGGCAGGGGATGCTGCGACCCATGCAGTTTATCGTGCCCAGCCCGATGACGGCCGTGACCGGACCGCGGAAGGAAGACGGCCGCGAAAGTTTCCACGCCGAATCGAACACCGGACCGCGGAAATACCTGGTCACCGAGTTCGATGGCCCGAGCAAACCCCAACAGATGGCCCGCATCCGCTCGCTTGAGGCGTTCGGCGGGCTCGAGCTGGTGTGCGTGGTCGACTCCGCGGGCAAGAGCCTCCACGCCTGGTGGCGGGCCGGCGACGAATCTCTCAACCGAAATTTTTTTGAACGAGCGTGCAAGCTCGGGGCCGATGAACGGCTTTGGCTGCGCTCGCAATTTGCCAGGCTCCCGGGGGGAACCCGCGACGGCCGGCGGCAGGAGGTAATCTTATGGAACTTGTAAAAAATCACGACCACATGAGTGGCAAACGTAACGCCGGAGCCGTGCTCGATGAGCTGGAAACGGCACTGGGGCCGGTGAGGTTTGCGGCGAACGGCGGAGCCCCAGCGGAGCCGGGCGACGCTCCCACGGCCCAGTTGCCGGAGTTTGTCGCCATCGGCGACCTCATTGCCAAGGCGCCACCCGAACCGGCGCTGCTGGTCGGGGGCACCGACGAAGATGGCAAGCGCAACGCGCTGGTCCATCGAGGCGACAAGGTGCTGCTCGGGGCCGAGTCCAAGGCCGGCAAGACGTGGTTTCTCATCCAGAAGACGCTTTCGATCGCTGCGGGAGTGCCGTTCCTTGGCCACCAGACGGCCCGAGGCGTCGTTTTGTATGTCAACTTCGAGCTGGCACCCTGGGCATTTGCCAAACGTGTCAGAGTGGTTGCCGAGGCGCTCGGCCTGCTCGATGGGCAAGGACGTTGGCGTGGAGCCCCGCCGGACTTCCTCGTCTGGAACCTGCGCGGCGTGCCGGGTGGGTACGACATCGACAACCTGGTCACCGTCGCCGAGGAACGGATCAAGCGCAAAGGGCTCGAGCTGGCCGCCGTGGCCCTCGATCCGCTTTACAAATCCTATGGCGGCCGCCAAGAGAACGACGCCGGCGACATGGCCGAGGTCTTCGAGGCGATCGAGCGGTTCGGCCACCGGCTCGGTGCCGCGGTCTTCATTGCCAGCCACTTCGCCAAGGGCGACTCCGCGGGCAAGGCGCAGATTGACCGGATATCCGGCTCCGGCGTCATGGCCCGAGATCCCGACTCCATCCTCACGCTCTCCAAATTCAAGGACGCCGACAACTGCTACACGTTTGAAGCCACGCTGCGCAACATGGCCAGCCCGGAACCCGCGGTGCTCGAGTTTGCCTACCCGATCTGGAAGGTGCGCAGCGACCTTGCGGCCACCGGCAAGGGCTACAGCCTCGAGGACTTGGCCAATCTCCTGCCGACTGATCCCGAGGCGGGTTTGACTGGCTTGGCTTGGTTTGAGGCCGCGGGTGAGCAGGGTATTTGCACTAAAAAAGCGAGGTTTCAAGAGCTGAAAGATCAGTGCCTCGAAAGGGGGCTGGTTCGCTTCAAAACAGGGGCAAAAAACGCCCAGATTTTCAGCCGGAAACTATGACAGGCTGGGAACAGCAGAAAGTCTATGCGTTTCAACACTTTAACCCCTAAAAATCCTGCTGTTCCCGCCCCTATAGTAATGGGAACAGCAGAAAATCCGATGCCGGTCAGCTTACGCGCTTCACAAAGTTACGCGCTACAGCAGCCCGGCTTTTCATCGCCTTCCAACTTGGCCGATTAAACCAAACGGCCGAACAACCAACCAACCACCATGACCTATGACCAACTCGCAGAACTCGGATTCATCCGACAACCAGACGGCAGCTACTCCAAACCACCTCAAATTGTGGTTGGCCGAATATCTCACTCCCTCTCTCAATGTCCTGCTCGGGCAGCATTGGACACTCCTCAACTCGGAAAAGAAAAAGGCCAGGAGCGCATTGTATTGCGCATTGTACGCAAAGCTCCACGTCTCCTCGACGCGGACAATTTTGCAGGAGGCTGTAAACCGCTTATCGACCAAGTGCGATATGCAGGGCTCATCCCGGACGATTCGCCAGACAAAGTCGAAATCGTCTTCGTTCAAGAAAAAGTCAAGAAAGGTGAAGAAGGCACGCTGATCGAGATCATCGGGCAAATCCTTGACTGTCTTGACTGACACCTTACTTTCAACTTATGTCACGTGACGTGAAAAAGAAAATTGGCAGACCTTCGCTTTACTCGACCGAGCTGGTCGACGCGATCTGCAAAAAGGTCTCCGAAGGCCAAGCGTTGTTGCATGTCTGCGAAGAGGAAGGGTTTCCGAACCAAACCACGGTGTTTCGGTGGTTGAATGAGAAGGAAGAGTTTCGCAACAAATACGCCCGCGCACGAGAAGTGCAGATCGAACGCATGGCGCTCGATGCGCTGCGCATTGCCGACGATCCGAACGAAGATCCGCAATCGCGCCGGGTTCGCGTGGACACTCGCAAGTGGATCTTGTCGAAATGGGCGCCGAAGAAATACGGCGACAAGCTCGAGGTCGAGCAGACAGGCGAGCAGACGATCCGAATCCGCATTGGTGGCGATCGGCCGACGGATTTTATCGACGTGAAGGCCGTGCCGGTTCCGGCGTTGCAAAACTTTATTGAGACTGACGCTACAGAAGAAACCGA